ACTGCACGGGGGTCATATGCTCGTTCGGGGATGCTGCGAACACGGTGTAGAGCGGGTGGCTGGTGTCGATCTCGCGGCTGCCGTCCGGCAGTCTCCGGTAGACGCCGAGCGGGAGCGTCGCGATGGTCTCGGCGATCAGTCTCACGCACGCCCAGACCGTGGACACGCGCAGCGCGGTGTCGACGGTCACGCACTTGCCAGAGCTGGACCCGGCGCCGAGGAACTGCCCCCAGAAGCCGCCGTCGGTCAGCCCGATGGTTCGGCCGAACCAATCGGACAGGCTGGCGGACGGGCGCGAGGCGGAAGCACCAAGGGCCTGCAACAGGGATTTAGCCACTGATCATGCCCCGGCGAATGAAGCCCGCGATGACGAACATCGAGCCGGCGCCAGCCAGCAGCGCCCAGGGCGTGCCGGCCAGCATCCAGACACCGGCGCACAGCAGGGCGAACCCGGTCAGCGAGACCAGGATGAATACGGTCAATGCGTTCATGCGATGATCGGGTTCCGTATGGCGGCGAGCCAGTCGTCGTCGCTGTTCTCGTTGTTGGCCTGGGCCATGATTCGACCGATGGCCATGATGAGCGCTACGGCGCCGTCGATCTTGTTGTCGTTGCCCTGCTTGATGGGGCGCACGACGTCGTCGTTGCCGGGCAGGTGCTTGCCGATCACGTTGCCGATGCACCAGGTCATGATCTGGTTGCCGTCGTGATGGAATCGCCCGGACTCGATGGCCGCCTCGAGCTCCTTCATGGGGGAACTCATGTTGGTGTAGTTCTGGGTTATAACGACGGGGGTCAGCCCTTCGTCCTCCAGCTCGTGGGCCAGGCCGGTCGCGCCGTGCGGGTCGATCGGGCTTTCGCGTACCGAGCAGCCTCTGGCCGCTTCCTTCGCCTCGGCGAGGATCTCGCGGTAGTCGACCTCGGCGCCCGGGGTTTCCAGCAGCTCGCCGGTGTTGACCCACTTCTGGTACCGCTCGGCCATGCGCTGGTTGTCGCTGAAGCGCACGGTGTCTTCCGGCACCCAGAAGCGTGGAGCGACGCAGTAGTAGTGGACCCGGCCGTCTATGTTGCGCCAGAAGACCCTGGCCATGCTGTTCATGTCCAACTTGCGGGCCAGGTCGAAACCGAGCACTACCTCCTGCCCCTCGAACTGCTCGATGCAGAGACTGGCGTCCTCGCACTCGCGCCAGCTCTCCATGTTGAAGTAGCCGGTCTTGGCGGAGACCCAGATGTTGAGGTGCTTGGTCTTGAACGTGTTGGTGAACCGCGCCGTCCTGATGGCCCGCTGCTGCTGGCTGATCAGGTAGTCCTGGAACACGGACACCCCGAGGTTCGGGTTGGCCTTGGCCAGGACCTTGGGGTCCTTCCAGTCGTCGCCCTCGTCGATCGTCCAGATCCAGCCGAACAGTTCTTCGTCAGGAACGATGCCTTCCAGCATCTCCACCACCTGGCGGCGCTTGTCGTAGCACGGGCCCTCGATGTTTGCACCGGCCGTGGTGATGATGAACATCAGCGGCTGACGGCGAGCTCCCATGCCGGTGAGCATGGTTTCGTACTGTGCATTCGAATCGTCTTCGTGATACTCGTCCTTGATCGCGCAGCTTGGCGAAGCACCATCACCTGGGTTGCCGATGATCGGCTCAAACCGGCTGGCGTCGGTTGGCCGATTCATGTTCGAGGCGTTGACCTCGATGCCGGCCGCCTCCATCAACATGGGGGAGCGCTGAACCATCAGGCGGGCCGGACGAAACACCTCCCACGCCTGCTTTTCGGTGGTTGCGCCGGCGTAGACCTCGGCGCCGAACTCATCGTCGGCGCAGAACATCGAGATGCCGACGCCGGCAGCGATCACTGACTTACCGTTCTTTCTCGGGACCTCCCAGTAACTTTCCCGGAAGCGGCGATAGCTGGTCTTCTTCCGCAGCCAACCGAACGTGACGGCCAGACCGAACATCTGCCAAGGTTCGAGCGTCACCAGCTGGCGCTTGAAGGCCCACTCCCCCTTCACATGGGGAAGCATCTGGATCAGCCGGAGCTTCTTCTCGGCCTTGGGAGGGCTGAACTTGTAGGGGAACTTTGCCGTCTTGCTGCGGGCGATGTCGTCGAAATGTCGCTGGACCGCCCGCCTCACATAGCGGCAACAGGGCACCTTGCCCGCAAGCACCCGACGACCCCAGCGCATGCCGGCGTCGACGTTCGGGTGCTTGGACTTCATGTTGGCTGCGCTCAGCCGTTGAGCAACTCCGCGAAGGGGTTGCCGACGGACTTCTTTTTACCGCCGGTGAGGCGGGATCTGCTGGATGGGTCAAGGCCTAGAAGCGCGCCGAAGGTGACCATCTGCGCCATGGCTTCCTTGGCTGCGGTGAGCGCCGGATTCTTGATCGGGCTCCCCATGGCCGAGGTGACGACCGGCCCGTGCTGGACAACCATCTCTTGAGCCGCCCGCCAGTTGGCGTAGGCGGTGCAGAAGGCCTCCACGTTGTGCAGGTCGGTTATGCACACGATCCGCTGCGCGAGCAGCTCGGGGACTACCGTTTCCCACATCTGCACCGCCAGGGGCTCCATCCATTCGGGCGGGTCGACGTGGGTGATCTGGGTGAACTGGGGCTCGCTCTTGTTCAGCGCTCGCTTGCCTGGATTGCCAGCCAGCTGCTTCTGCGCAGTCGGTTTCGGGCGGCGCCCTGAGCGCCCTGTGACACCCGCCATCGGCGCGACTCCTGAATTTCATTTTTCGCGGGCGTAAAATTTTGGCTCCCCCCGTCGTTCGGGAGTCCGAATCGAACAGACTTTTGACCCGCCCTACCCCCCCGCCACGGGTTTCGAAAATTGTAAATTTACAATTTTGTAAATTTACAATTAATCGCACCATTCAGGTGCACTGATGGGTTGCATCGATCAAGCCGACACGTTCGCCGATCCTGTTGTGACACGGCCGGCACAGGGCTCTGAGGTTGCTCCAGTCAAGCGCTAACTCAGGGTGCGTCTTTAAGGCACGGCGATGGTCAGTGATGTCGCTGGCCGCGGCGTTGCATTCCTGGCATACGGGGTGCGCTCGGCGAAATGCGCCGCTGAGCTTCTTCCAGCGCTCGGTCTTATAGAAGCTGTCGCTGGCGTCTCGCCTCTGGTTGTAGTCTCGATGGTTACGCTTCATTTGCTCGGCGCGTTTGGCGTCTGCTATGGCCTGATGCTTCGGACAGTAGCCGCCTCCTCTGATGAGAGTGCCGCACCCTGGCGCCGGACAAGGACTCAACGGACGGACTGGCATTATCCATGCCTGCGCCGATCAACCCCATCCCACCGCCAGTCCAGGTGGAAGATCTCCCGACGCTTGGTCCAGGCGTAGGAGACGATGCCAAGGTGCAGCAGCACCGCCCAAACGCTGGGCGGCACACCGGCAGTGCGGTCGACGAACACGCCGAAGGCGCCGATCGCCACGATATAGAAGGCCAGGCTGAGGACGGGCTGCTCGAACACACTCACCGACCGCATGTACTCCAGGGCGGCCAGGACAATCAGGATGCAAAGCACGGCGTCCAGAGCCATGAGGAACAAGGTCATCATGGTCAGGTGCCTCTACTGGAGGGGAGAAACCGCTCTGCTGCCGCCTTCAGGCCTGGGATGATGTTCATGGCCAGCAGGCCGATCAGGAAGGCCACGCCGTTGCGCGACTCATCGTCCGCCGGCAAACCGAAGTAGGCAATCACCAGTTGCGTGGTGAAGATCGAAGTCAGGAAGCCAGTGACCACCGCGAGCGCGGCCTGCTTACGGGTCAGCCCCTTCAGGAACGAAAGCGAGAGGATGGCGCCGGCAAACCCCGCTGCCGCCGTGCCGAACTTGGCGAACAGCGCGCCACCGGCGGTCGTTGGCTCCATTGGGTTCTCCATGAATTAAAGAGGCCGCCACAGGGGCGGCCAAGGTGTATGAATACAATCTGTAATAGAAGTGAGTCGTCCTGCAGATCTGCTTTCTGCCGGCTGCTCTGGTTGCGAAAATGATCAGCTCCAAAGTATGTCGAACAACTCTCGAGCTGGCTCTCCAGCGCCTTTGCTTTCAATGGCTCTCACAAGCGCGAGCGCTTCCTCACCACTCTCAGTTATTCCGTGGACACGCCCCATTACCGAGGCAACTAAGCCCCGAGTGGTAAGGTCATACAGCGAGCCGTCGCGGGGCCCAGAGTCATAAGCAGCCCCTCGATTATGAAAAAGAACTGCCCCTCTGGTTTGAGCCTGCCCTTGATCATGAGCCTCCTTAAGGAGCTCCACCATCAAGCTAAAAATCGATTCGTTCATGCTACCTCCGTTAGCTGTAGACGAGCGCAAACATCGCGCCAGCTTCAGAATAGGCAGCGTGGAGCAGAAACGAAAAAGCCCAGCGCGATGGCTGGGCTTCCGGGGTCAATCCTCGCACGGGCGCAGGAATGACAGGATGGAAGGAATACTGATCACTCGATCACCGCATGTCAAGCGGCCACATCGATCAGCACGCCCTCCCGCTGCAGGATCTCGCCGGCGGCCGCCAGCGCCTCGGCGGTCATCTCGTCCAGCACCTCGTTCACCTTCTGCCGCCAACGGCGCCGGGTAGGTTCCGGCCGGCCATCCAGATCCCAGCTCGACATATCGTAGAACGCCTTGGACAGCACGATCATGTCCGTGGACCGCTTGCCCTCCGCGCCCCGCAGCGGCGGGATAGCCCATGCTGTCACCGCCTTGCTCACGAACAGGCGAGGCGCCGGAGAGGCGATCAGCGGGATCAGACGCCCGATCGACTCGACCTTGCGCCCTTTGTGCGTGCTGTATCTGGCCACCAGCGCATCCCAATGGCGCTGGATCAACTGACTGTGCAGTCGGGCGAACACCCAGCAATCCGCGTCTGTGCGGCTGATCGCCTCCTCAGCACCGGAGCGCATCAGCAC